CAAAACCAGCGGCATCTCTCCAGTGGAAATTTAATCCCTGAAAGTACTCACCACTCGCATCTGTGATCATTATTACTGGATTTAAATCATACCATTCTGGGGTTTTTGCAATGTATTTAAAAGTATAAATGCCATTCATCTTTAGAGAATCGGCTGTTCTGTCCATTCTCGCCAATGTGGCGGTTAGAAGTTGGAAATAAGAATTGGGATCATAATTACTTGGAATGTTTTTGGATAACTCTTCAAGTTTGTTTATTTTTTCTTTTTCTTCTTGGATCGTTGTAAATCCAGGAAAGGTTGTGATGTCTCTTCCTTGTTTTTGTGCAAGATCGACAATTCGATCTTCGTCTTGTTTAATCTTCCGCCTTTTTGCGTCAGATAGCTTTCCAAAGAAGGAAACAATTTTTCCAAGAGTTTTCCACGCCCCGATGGCGATATTGGAGAATAATCCCATTTTTTATATCCCTAGATCCCGCTCTGTCACCAACTTAAATATCATATTATTGGATTCACAAAATTTCTCGGCCTGTTGCCACTTGGATAAATTCTTTTGATAGGTTGCGACTTCATTTAAATAGGTTGCTGTTTTTTTCCTTCCTTTTTTGGGGGATTTGGTCTGCTTCTCAGGTTTTACCTCTATCAAATAATTCTTTATAATTCCTTCTTTATTCCTAATTTTTACAAACAAATCGGGAAAATATCGCCGGATTTTATTTGTAGATTGATCAAAATATTGTATTGGAAAAGGTTCCGAAGACCATTCTAAAACACTTTCGTTATTATCAGCCCAGATAAAAATTCTACGTTCCCAGGACGATCTAAAAATGATCTGGGTTTTATCTCCTATATATTTTTCTGGATTTCTTGGAGTATAAAAACCTTGGACGTAATTTGCCATCCTAAATATCTAAGAAATTGTAACTATTTAGAGTGGCGGTAGTAAGAACCATAAGTCAGGTAAAGAATCTACTTCTTAGACCCGCAACAACAAGTCATTTTGAATGCTTTTTTAATCCTCCACCTAAAGTCGCAAGTTTTATGAGTTCTCGGGAAGAAGCGGGAGCCGGAGTAAATCTAAGTTCTAATGTCATGGAAAGAATCAATATTTCTTGCTGCGACGCTTCACTCCCTGGTTCTAACTTGCAACTTGCCACCTTAACTGATTCTTATCCAGGAGTCACCGAAAATTACGCCTACAGACGCGCATACGATTCCAGATCAGATTTCACTTTTTATGTGGATTATCTAGAAAATGGTGCAGTTGCATCTGCCCAGGCATATACTGTGATTCTCTTTTTTGAAAACTGGATTTCTTATGCTGCAGGAGAGAATATTTCTGGAAATTTCAAAGGAACGAACTATTTCAATAGAGTAAATTTTCCTGAAGAATATTTGGCGGCGAAAATAACCATTCATAAGTTTGAAAAGGAAGTGTCTAGTAGAGTTTTAAAATATGATTTTATTAATGCATTTCCCTTTTCTATTGCTTCCATGCCGGTTTCTTATGAGGGATCCCAAGTATTAAAATGCACCGTGTCTTTTTCTTATCAGAGATATCTTGTTAAATTAGAGAATTTTACTGGGACTTCTACTTCTTCTACTACTTGAAATAATTAAAACGTCTTACAAGACCACTTAGTCGTAATATAGCATGATAAATAGGAGGAATATCATTCATTAATCATTATGGCATTACCCGTTGTTAATACTCCTGAATATTTTCTTGAACTTCCATCAACCGGACAAAAAGTAAAATTCCGCCCATTTGTTGTCAGAGAGGAAAAAGTTCTACTTCTGGCCCTAGAATCCGAAGACATTTCTGAAATGTCCAATGCAGTCAAAAATGTTCTTGCTGCTTGTGTCAAGGGTGATAATCTTGACATTGAAACTCTTCCGACTTTTGATATTGAATATCTCTTCCTTAATATTCGTGGCAAGGCGGTTGGTGAAGAAATTGAGCTGAACATTCTCTGTCCAGATGACGGCGAAACTTATGTTCCCGTAAAGATCTTTATTGACGAAATTCAAGTAACAAAAAACCCTGAACATTCTAAACAAATCAAGATCAATGATTCCTTGATGATGGAAATGCGGTATCCGTCTCTTGAACAGTTTATTAAAACCAACTTTGATTTCCAGAATAAAAAGAACCAACTAGAACAATCTATTGATCTAATTGCATCTTGTGTGGATAAAATTTATAATCAAGAAGAAGTCTGGACCTCTTCTGATGTGACTCAACAAGAAATTGTCGATTTCTTAGAAGGATTCAATTCTCAACAATTCCAAAAGATTGAAAGTTTCTTTGAAACGATGCCAAAACTAGAACATAAAGTGGAGGTGGTGAATCCAAAAACAAAAGTTGAAAGTGAGGTTACTCTGACAGGGCTATCCAATTTTTTCGGATAGGAATGAGCCATATGGACCTGATGTCTTATTATAAGTTAATCTTTAGTCTGACTCAGTTCCATAAATGGTCAATTACAGAAATTGAAAATTTGTTGCCCTATGAAAGAGAAGTTTATGTTATTATGTTGAATCAACATATTGAAGAGGAAGAACAGAAAGCCAAATCCCAGGCCCAGTAAATGACAAATCAACAAAAGCTCGCAAAACTTAAGAAGCAGTACGGAAATGATATCTTTATAGCCGAGGCTTTTGTTCGTCTTCTTCAGATTAAAAAATCTGATAAACTATATCCTTCTGCGATTGAATGGGTTATTACAGAAATTCTTGATGATAAAAAAGACACCCTAACCAAAAAAGAACGTCAACAATTTGAAAAAGATAATAAAGAGAAGAAGGTCGGTGTTGTTCACAAAAAGATCATAAAGCAGATTGGGGTTCTTTATAAAATTAATCAAGTATTAGATGGTAAGGATGATATTGCCACTTCTAAACTTGATGATACAATTCCTGCGGCTCCATCTTCAAATGTAGACTCAACAAAAAAAGAAAAGCCGGAAGTAAAATTAGAATCTAATTTAAAAAGAGTTCCAAAGGGTGGTTCTGTAAATCTTGTTTGGACCTCAAAAAATGCGATAAAAATTAGAAGAACCAATATTCCTGGAGTCACAACCAAGTCCCCAATAAATGGTTCTATTGAGGTTGGTGATATTCGTAGAAGAAGAGATTTTTATATTATTGTTGAAGGTCCTGGAGGATCTGCCGAATCTAGAGTAACCACATTAGTTGAGACTCAGGCATTTTTACAAGGAAAAGAAAAAGAACCAGTTGACATTCCTCAACCAAATGATACTCCAAGAAGACTATCTACTTCTCTTGTTAGCCCATCTTCAAGACCACAGCAACAGACAAGAACTTCTAGACCAGTAACAAGTGGTGGAGATGCCTCTTCATTGAATCTTGGTATTCTTTCAAGTATTGATAAGTCCTTGGCAAATGTATCAAAGATTCTTTTTGGTCAATTACGACTTAATCAAAGGGCATTTGATCTAGATCGAAGGAGGCGAGAATCTGAAATAAGACAAGGAAAAGAAGAAGAAATGGAGGCCGATAAGGGACCTTCTGGTGGTGAGCTAATGAAGAAAGGAGCCGAAAAGATTCTTTCTCCATTCAAGGCCATTATTGATAAGATTGTCAATTTCTTGTTCTTTACATTTTTAGGTAGAGTATTTACTGACCTTGTTAAATGGTTTAATGATCCCGAGAATAAAGGAAAAGTAGAGGCTCTTGGGAGATTTATTAAAACCTTGTGGCCTTTGATTGTAGGTGCGGCTCTTCTATTTTTAACTCCTTTGGGGGGTTTTATTGTTGGAGTAGTTCAGTTTTTAATTGGTACTTATAAAACACTAAAGGGTTTAAAGGGGCTAATTGGTCGTCTTATTTTTAAAAAGGGAGCAAAACCAGGAGCAAAGCCATTAGCCAAACCAAAAGTCACTACAGGTAAAGGTGGGGTGGCTCCTAAAAGACCTTTGGGGGGTGGGCCAACGATTACGGGTGATGTAACAAAATCTGGTTTTAAAACGCCCAAATTTAGACCTACCGGAGGTAATATTGCGTCTGCGTTGATTGGCTTTGGACTTGAAACTGGAACAAATCTTATTTTTGGAAATGTCCGGGAAAATATGGTAATGAGTGCCGCTGAAAAAATTAATTTATTACCAGAAGATGAGAAAAAAGTTGCAATAAAAAAAATAGAGGACCAAATAAAAACGCAGGAGAAATTAGGAGTCCTAAGAAATTCAGAAACTATTGATTATCTAAAATCAGTTTTAAATAATGTGAATTTTACAGGACCAAATCCAAGAAAAATGGCTGTGGGTGGAAAAGTATTTTCTGGCCTTGTAAAAGAAACCGATGGAATAAAAGTATCTGGTGCTGGTAGTGATACTCAGGCATTCCCGATTATGGGCGGTGGAATGGCAGTTCTACAGCCGGGGGAAATCGTTCTCAATAAAAAAGGAGTACAAAATGCAATGAGATTGGGGATAGATCCTCTTGAATTGAATACTGGCCCAAATGCTAACAGACCTCAAAAAATAAATGGTAGTAATATAAAACTAATGAAGACTGGTGGGGTTGTAGGTAATAAAATGATGACTAATAATAAAATGAATAGCAGAAGTATGAGTTCATCTTCTATAAGTACTCCAATGATCTCTAGAGGATCACAATCAAATTCTTCTATGAGTACTCCAATGACCTCTAGAGGATCACAAACGAGTTCATCTCCTATGGGTACTTTTATGAGACCAAGACTGTTTTCTACTCCTCAAATATCAAATTACTCTCCACAAAGAAGTAGAGAAACACCTCAAAATTTTGGTTTTAGCGGGCCTCTTTTGTCAGCAAGATCATACACTTCTAATTATTCTACCCCACAAGAATCAACAACCACTGAATATAAAAAAGAGACTCCATTTATATCAAGTGAGAAAATTAGAATACCAACTTTTAATTCAATTTCATCTGACAGTAATTTCAGAATACGGAGAGCCGAAACTGATATAACCCCGAGACCTCTTTCAAGACTCTCTAATAACATTACAACAATAACTCTTCCCCCAATTACTCAAACCGCTGGAACCGCCGCATCATCTCCCGGATCTGGAACTCAACTTCCTACATTCTCAGCGACTCCTTCTGGTCTGGCTGATGTCAGAATGTCAATGGCTAATATTTATGGTATAGTGTAATGATTAATACTAATAACTTCTTTAAAAGAAATATATCAATAAGAAATCCTGCGATTCCTTATAAAAAAGGAAAGTTCATTGATCAATCCGCAGAATATAAGAGTAGAGTATTTTCAAGAGTACAAGAAAGTCCATTGACCAAGACTCTTCTTTCTATGAGAAAGAATGTTCTTGGAATTGAAAATGCCTTAAGAGGACTGTTTGAACTTGACAAAAAGAAACAGACAACTGATCAAAAGTTTGATTTAGCCGAAAAACAAGAGGCCAAAGATAAACCAAAAGTCAAACCAAAAACTCCAAAAATTTTTGGAAACATAGTCGAAAGACCAAAAACAGGCATAATAGATGCCGTTAAAAATTTTGTTACCTTTACATTTTTGGGGTGGTTATTCACAAGATTACAACCATTTATCGATAAGGCTGGAGGATTAGTTCCACTTCTTGAGAATATTATGAAATTCTTTAGCGGCCTTATTGTTGGAACATTAAATGCTTTTGCGTCATTTTTAAAATTTGGTTATGATGTAAAAGATACTTTTGATTTAAAAATCAAAGAAATAAAGAAAGAGGCCGAAGGAATAAGTAAACATTTTGATAATACCTTGGGTGAATTGAAGACGGTATTTTCTGGAGCAATTGAGATTGTTAATTCATTTTTAAACACTTCTGTTGATGAGGGGGAATTAAAAACTGCAAGACAAGATGCCCCTAAAGATTCTCCAGAAACTAATATTCCACCTCTTCCAAAACTGCCAGATGTTGCAACTGTATCACCATCTTCATCTGCAGCATCTAATATAAGTCGAGATTCACCAACAGGAAAGACAAGTCCTCAATCAACTCCGATATCAACAACTTCTCCGACAATTTATAAAGTAAATACTGGCGGTAGAATTGATCCAACAAAAACTCCAATTACAAGAGTCACGGAACAAAAAGAAAAAAGAGTTATCAGAAGAAAACCTGATATTCAGCAACAAAAAACTGTTCCTGGTAAGGACGTTGGGGGTGAAGATAAGGTAAAAGAAGTTTATGGCGAAGAAACAGGAACTTTTAAGTCAGATCTTATTCCCAATTCCATTTTCTTTAGAACAGAAACCAAAAGTGGTTATGCCGGTCTATTAAAGGCAGCCGAAGAATATAAAAGACCAAATGACCGAGATATATTGGGTCTTGGTAATCTTATGGGTGCTACGGTTGATACTGCCCTTGGTCAAAAACTTGAAAGGCGGACTATTACTCAATTTGCTGATGGTATAAAATATTTGGTTGAACAAGGAATGTCAAATCCTGAGGAGTTTAAGAAAATCGATCTTGAACTTATGCTTCGGAGGATTATTGAGCCAAAAATCGAGGCGGCGATTAATAAGATCAGAGACGAGGTGAATAAAAAGTCAGCGGTTGAACTTAGTCCGGGAGAAGAGGGGGACTACTATGGGGATGGATCTGAGGTTTCGGGCTCAGAAGATTTTGCTTTATTAGTTGCCATTGCGGCTCTTGAATCTGGAGCGGCTCAGGGGCAGGCTGACGTAGCGCAGTCAGTTTATAA